ACTCCAAATGTGGGGCCTAGTCAATTGGTAATAATTGACAATAATCTTATTTCCCCATTATTATTTAAAAATATATATCATTGTGTGTTTACTAATAAAAAACTGGATTCAAAAGATACCGCTTTTTGGAATTTGTATGGTCGCGAATTTGGTGAAGCGGACACTCAATATCTCAATAAATTCAATGGCATGAAATTTAATAATTTGCAACTCACTAGACATACCAACAAAATGTTCCATATTCAAGTTGATAATTTAGTGAGAAATAGAATTTTCAATGTAAAAGGACAACAAGATCAAATAGTAGATGATGAACTTCATGGCATGGAACAATATTATGATTTAAGTTCACAATGGTATAGAACTGTTGATGGTAAAATTTTTAGATATGAAAATGGTGTTAGAGTTGATTACAACATTGATGACGAAAGTACCAAACAACTTTTAACTTTTAATAATAAATGTTATACATCACTTTTTACTGGAACTTATGCTGAATGTAAAGAAATGTTATCTGTATGTCTTGATAAAGATAATGAAAAAGGGGCAGCAGAGTGTATTGCAAAATTGAATACTATAGATTTTAATAAAGTTATTTCACAAGAAATTAAAAATTTGCATCCACTTGTTGCATTAGGAATCTTGAAGAAATTAGGTTTTCAAATTGAAAATGCAGAAAATGATAGAGGACTTGCATATAATAAAATAGAGGATTTAACACATTGGGTTAAAAAATATGCAAAAGAACACAAGACCACTTTCCATAAATTTGTTACTGATAATATGACTCTTATTAAATATTTGAATTTATTGGTTCAATTTGTTAATAAAAATGAAGGTATCTTGAATCCTGAATATGGAGAACATGTGGACAATAAAATGTTGTTTAAAGGTTCCGCATATGCTTTTGGTTTGGGAATTAAAAGAAGAGAAACTCCATTCTGTTCAAAATATTATTCAAACATCTTTCAACAAAATTTTGCATTGGGAAGAAGAGTAATGCAAGGAGGTGCAAATCCATTGTTTCCATTTGTTCAACTTAAAAGTAGATTATATTCCCCATTTGGTGTACATGCTATAACCCCAAATAAATATAATTCAAATCGTATAGCAGCAGAAAGTAATTATGATTATTTGTATAATACATTTGAAACATTGATCAAAGAATTAAACCATAAAGGCAAAACTATCAGAGGTACTGATATCAATGAAATTAAAGATTTAATTCAAAGACATCGTACAAACGAAAAAGCAATCAATGATGTCATTTCAGTTTTAGAAATATATAATAATTATATTAACATGTTTTCAAATTATACCAGTGAAACATTAACATTAAAAAATATTGAAAAATTAGCCAATATGTACAAAAATAGAACAGGAAAAAGATTCAATTTAGATGAAGCACTTAATAAAACATTTTTGAGATTTGAAAAATTAATGGCTGATGAAGATGATGATGGTAAATATAAACCAATCAATATCTAAATATAAACCAATTAATATCTAAATATAAATTAAAATATAACATTACTATTTTATTTTAATTTTATAATTTAATAATTAATATATAATATTTGTGTCTATTGCAAACACAAGACCACTAATACCATGTGCTACTCTTAATATATTATAAAATATACCATAAATTCTTACAACAGCAGAATTATTAAATGTAATAATTGGCATTACATTTAATTGCAATGTAATGTTGTCAATTTTACTGAAATTCGCTGTTCCAGAAGGTTGATGTTTTTCTGGATATAAAGCAAATGAATATGTATTTATTACACTATTTGTCCCATTTGTATGATTTTGATATTGTTGTATATAAGTAAAATAATCACTATCTCTTAATGTTAATCTTTGTTGTCCATTAAATAATATAGTTTCATTTAAAACTATATTAGATCCAACCAAATCTTCATTATTATCTCTAATTAAACTATTTGTATAGTTAAAAATATCATTTACTCTAGGATTTGTTGTTATTGATAATTGTGTTACCCATATTAATTCTTTACATGGTTGTGTAAAACCCACTTTAAATGATTGATTTATTCCTGATATTACTTTCTCCCCATTATATGATACTTGTTCTATTAAATATTCCAATTTTGATTTTGAAAATCTTACTCTTTCTTCAGTATCTAAATAAATATATTCAACTAATAAATATGCATCTGTTAAAGATAATGTACTCAATACAGAATTTACATTAATATTATTATTATTATATATACTTTCTACTGCATTCAAATTTGGCATTCCTTGAAATCCACTTGTTAATCCATTAATAAAATACTGTTCATTTACTAATGTCGGTGTTAATGATGATCCACTATATAATATAGTTCTGGGATTATTAACATTACCACTAAATGTTACACTTTGAAATCCATTATTTGACAATCTCAATATATACAATTCTTTATTAATTATATCAAAATAAATAAATCTTGCTAGTGATGTTATACCGTTTACTGTTTGTTCTAAAAATTCAAAATCTGTGTAATTAACAAAATCATTGTCTAATTGGATTATATGGGTTGGCGATAATATATAACATGATTGTATATCATTTAATTCCACATTTATATTTATATGACTGTACTGCAAACTTACAATCGGTAATGCTAATCCTGTTATCCTATTAAACCAAAATTGTAATGGTATGTATAATATATATCCTTGTTTTCCATTTGTAAATGTTGTCAATGTGTCAACATCACCTATTAATGCATTAATATTTCTGTTTGCTGTTAATGTTAAATCATGCCATATGTTTAAAAAATCACCATATTGTCTATCTATTAATTCTCCTCCTATCTCTATTTCAATATCTTTTATAATTGCATAACCTATTCTACGTACCCATGCAATTTTAGTAATATTATCAACATTGCCATCACTATCTAAAAATTGTGGTATACTTGGTAATTGTATTACTAGTGTTATTTGTCGAATTAAATCACCATCTCTCGATAATGTTACTGTTACTCTCCTACCAAAATCTAAATTGTGACTAAATGATTGTTTTATTTCCTCTGTTGAAAAATTAGTATGTCTTCTATATACAACTTTAAAAAATGTTATTTGTGGTTCATTTACTAAATATAAATCTTCTGTACCATATGCTACTAATTGTATTAATCCTCCAGTCATTGAATTATTTTATATTATAAATTATTATTTTATTTATTTATATTACAACTTACTTTTTCATAATAAAATAATACTCTCATTTATAAAAAGCCAATCCTGCTTGTCCACTCATAATTCTCAATATATTATATGATGTACCATACATTTTGAATCTTAAATTTAAATTATTATTAATTACTTGTTGATATATATTATCACTTAATTGTATTATTAAATAAAAATCATCTATTTTTGAAAAATTGGCTGATCCACTAGGTTGATATATTTCTGGGGATAATGAAAATGAATATGTATAAATACCATCTGATGGTGTAGAATTGTGATGTTGATAAGGTATTATATAATTATAATAAATATTGTTCATGTAAATTTGTCTGTCTCTACCACTAAATTGTATTTTAACATAATTTATAGTATTTCCTTTATCTGTATTAAAATTGGAACTATAATTATAATATTTCATTTCTCCATTAGGTTTACTTTTATCCACATAACTTGTATCCTGCAAAATCCAAATTACTTCTTTAACTGGATTTAAAAAATATATCTTTTGTCTTATTAAATTATTTGCCTGTTGTCCTTCTATAATATCACTAACTGGTAATTTAAATGTATCTGATGTTATCAAATATTCATCTGTTGATTCTATTGTTTCAATTAAATATTCCAATTTAGATTTAGCAATTCTGGATCTTTCTTCCCCTTCAATAAATATATATTCTCCCATCATGTAACAAGATAATTTAGGTGTTGAGGTATAATATACATTAGGATCAGCATACGATACTTCATTGAATTGTTTCATTTTGACAGAAATTTCAATATCTGTATGCAATAATGCAACAAGTGGTAAAGATAATCCTAATTGTTTACAAAACCAAAAATTTAATGGTACAATTAATTCAAAAGTTTTCTTTGGTATTTTATTAAAATCAGTTAATTCTTTAATATTACCTATTAATTTATTATATCCCCGTTCTTTAGATTTCTCTTTTGTTAATTCGTGCCAAATATTTAACCATTCGCCTGTATGTTTATCCATTAATTGTCCACCTATTGTTACACTTACATTGTCAATTATATAAAATCCAATTTTAGATATCCATGCAAAGTTAGCATTTTGTTCTGATAAAGTATTATCTTTTTTTAATTTATTTTGAATTGTAATTAAATTATCTATTTTTTTAATCATATTATTTTTTTCATTAATGTATTTAATCGGTGTCCAATTATTTAATATGTAATCTAGCATGTATGAATATAATTTAATATTTGTGTCAATATTATTATTATTATTTATTTTATTATTTATTTTATTTTTTAATATTTCATGTATTTTATCAGTTATATTTTTATTATTTAATTCACTAAATTCATCTAATAAATTTATATATATATTATCAATAGTTTTGTATTCTGTATTATTCTTAATTAAATTTTCTGGTTGTGTGGTATTAATTTTTTTTAATTGATCCAAATTATTGTTGTATCCATTAATACAATGAGTTGTGTTTTTAATTTTTATAGATAAATATTTTGTAATTTTATTTATATTTATTGTATTTATATTCCAATAATCAGTAGTATTGTTTGTATAATATTTATTAATGTGTTTTATATATGATAATATTTCTCCACCAATTTTATCTCCAATAAAATTTGTATCAAGAATATTATTATAAAATTTATTATAATTATCAATAATGGAATTTGTAATGTAATACCATATTGATGATATTCCAAATGATAAATAATGATTTTTATTATTATTATTAATTGGATTTAACAAGTAATTTGTTTTTATATTTTGATTATTCCTTATAAAAATATTGTATGGAATTAAATTTTCTGGTTTATCCAATACAAATAAATTAATTATATCAAGTATTGTTGATTTATAATTGGTATTGTTATTTGTATTATTATTTGCAAATTCAATATATTTATTTATAATGTATTTTTGAATAGGAATATCGTCTATAATATATTTTTTAATTATACACATATATATATAATTTGGTATATCTGTATTATTTATTATATTTGTATTTTGTAAATGTTTAATAATTTGTTGTTCATTAATAATATCATCCAATATAAATTTTATTTTATCATAAACAATATTTTTAACAACATTGATACCATCAATTAATGTTTCTTTATCAGATTCTTCATAATGTAAATTTATATATTTTTTAATGGCTGTACAAATATCATTATTAGTAAAGAATGGTATTAAACCAAAACAATATATACCATTTATATTATCCATTTTAATATTATATATATTGTCAATGTCTAAATGGCAATCCCCTGGCAACTCTAAATTTGTTCTTGACCATAATTTAATATCGTTAAAATATTCATCAAAATATTTATTATTAAATATATTTATATTGTTGTTATGAAATATTTTTATATTTGCATTAATATGATCAGTAAATGGACAATTTATGTTGACATTATTATTTGTATTAATATATAAATTGTTTGTAAAATTATCATCAAAAATATTATTATTATTAAATTGAAATATATTATTGAATATTAATTTTGTATTTTTATTATTATTTTGTGTTTTTCTATAAAAACCACATTTAATGTTGTTGGTCAAAGTTTCATAAATATTAGATAATATTTTGGGATTATTATTTAATGTATATAACATATTATTTATAATAATTGTTTTCATAACATGCTGTACATTCGTATTAATTTTAATTTTGTTTTGATATGTATTATAAATTTTAAAAGCATCCAAATATACAGGGATAGAATTATTATATATGTTATTTATTTTTTTATCAAATTGTGAAGCATTATCGGCAAGTTCCAAATTATGAATAAATTTTATATTTTCATGGTTATATGATTTTGTATCCAATATAATATTATTAAAAATATTACTTGTTAATGAATTTTTAATATCATTAATACTATATAATTTATATAATTGTTCATTTTGTAATTTATTATTTATAGTATCATATAAAAGTTTCACATCAGGTTCACAATATGATAATATTGTATCTATATTTTTATTATTATTATTTATATTATCCAATATTATTATTTTATTTTGATATCCAGTAATTTTATTAGAAATAATATTATCAAGTTCTTCATATGATGCATTATTAAATTTACATTTTGAATTTATTGATGTATTCCAATCAATATCATAATTTTTAATTAATTCTAATATTTGGGCATTTGTTGAATTATTATATTTGGCAGTTATACTTGGTAACCTTATGACTAAAAATAATCTATGTAATAAATCTCCATATCTTGCTATTTTACATATTGCCTCTTTGCCAAAATCTAAATTATTATTAAATTTTAAATCAAATTCCTCTTTTGAAAAATTAGTGTGTCTTCTATAAACTGTTTTAAAAAAAGTAATTTGAGGATTTTCTGTTAAAAAAATATCTTGAACACCATATGCTACTAATTGTAATATACCTCCTGTCATATTAATTATAAATATAAATATTTTTATATTAAAATATTTCATTTGTTTAATATCATTATAATATCATTTTTAAATGAATCAATAAAAATGTTATATGCTAAGAATCTATTTAAAATATTATTATGTTGTTTATTAAAAATTTTTACACATAAATAGTAAGTTTTAATTTTATTAAATGAAATTTCATCTAAATATTCAAGTATATTTGTATCAAATGATTGTAAATTTATAATACATTTTATATAATTTGTGTAAAATTTCCATTTAGGTAACACATTATCCTCAAATAATGTAAAGAATGATATATTTTTTTTGGATTTAATAATTCTATATTCATTAGTTAAATAATATTGATCATTGGAAATCATATGTGGTATGGTGATTGAACAGCAATCTAATAATTTATTATCATCGTCACACATTTTTATACATTTGTTATCAATTTTAAAATTGATAACAAGTGGGTTATTTAACACAATTTTGTATAAAACAAGTGTTGTGTTATTACAGGATATTTTTGAAGACAATTCAAATATATTATAAATACTTTCTAATGATATATTAAAAAAATCTAAATCATTTTTAAAGAAAGTAATTGACGCCTCATGATTTTGTTTTGATCTTGATAATATATTATTTAATTTATTTAATTCATGTCTTGAATAAAATATTATTGAATCTATTGAAATTTTCATTGATTTTATTATATTGTATTATATTGATCTAATTATAATTATCATAACATAATTTTATCAATTTTTTATACAATAAATAAATCTTAATAATAAATTAACATTTTCTATTATAATTTAATTTCATTTTAATTAAATTTCATTTTAATTATTTGTGATTTTTATTTAATAATGAATTTTTTATCCATAAGTATAAGCAGGAACAGCAAATCCATTGATGAATCTTAATATATTCAAACTTCTGGTATAAACTCTTAAATTGACAGGTTCCAATAATTTTCCATTGCTTATAAAATTAGAATTGAAATTAACAGACAATAATATATTAGACAATCTACTTAAATTTGCAGTACCAGATGGTTGTATTTCTTCTGGAAATATTGAAAACGAATACATATTAATTCCGTCAGATGGTGTTTTTGAATGTGATTCATATGGTTGTACATAATTAAAATAATTTCCTGGTAAATTTTCTATTCTTTTATAACCATTAAATGATAAAGTTGTTGAATCTATCAAATTACCTATATAAGTATCAGATATTGTATAATTATCCCATTGTAATTTAACATATCCAGTATCATTTACTGTATATGATACTTTTTGTGCTACCCATATTAATTCTTTTGATGGATAAACAAAATTATTTAAATTAAATTGATAACTAGGTTGTGTAATATTTTTTTGTTCTAATAATTGTAATTGTTCTATTAAATATTCATGACTGGATTGTGCAAATCTTCTTCTTTCTGATGAATCCAAATAAACATAATCTATTAACATATTTGCTGTTATATCCAAACCCATTTCACTTGGTACTTCATTTAAATATAAATTTGAATTATTATAAAAAATTGTTTCATTGTTTTCAATATAACTTACTTCTTCTATGGTTCTAAATCTGACATTTATTGTAACCTCTTGATATTCTAATGCTACTAATGGAATGGATAATCCAGAATGTTTGCAAAACCAAAACTGTAAAGGAATATTCATTGTATATTGTGGTTTTGTTATTCTATCAAATGATGTCAATATATCTACATTACCAATTAAATTATTATATAAATCTTCTTTATATAAATTGCCAGATAATTCATGCCATATATTTAACCAATCTCCATAATGTCTGTCTATTTTATTTCCTCCAATCATTAATTCTATGTAATCTATAATCCCATGACCTATTTTTTGAATCCATGCAAATTTTAAAAATGTATTGATATCGTCTTGATATGCTGATTCTAAATTTAACAAATTTAATCTAAAGAAATTTTGTAGTCTAGTAGTTTTATCTATACCAATACTTAATGCATTAAAAAAATCCGTCATTGATGATCCACTATTAAATTGTGATGCAATAACATCCATACTTATTTCATTATATGTATATGGTAATGTTGGATAATATGATGGTATATTGTTCATGAAAAATATAAAAAAACTGTTCACTGGATTATTAAAAAATAAATTTTGTATATTTGTTATTGTACTTGATGGATCTGTTATGTTGCTAGTAATGTAATCATTATATGCTATTGTATAAGCTTCCCTATTTAACTGTAAAAATGAAATTATTACGCCATTACCATTACCATAATAATCATTAAGTGCATCTGCATATGTACTTTCTATTGTTGGATCAGATTGATGATTTCTTGAAAAATGTATTTCTGGTAAAATAACTTGTAAATACATTTTATGTATCAAATCA